ACCCCCCCTGTCTTTTCTGAACCTTCTCTCCCTGAGACGGTCCGAACAGTGCCAGATTCACCGTTTATTAAACCTGATACGCTTAACTTCGATGCAAAATGATGCGGAAGTAAAACAGACGTTACGAGGGGTCGGGCTAATTGGCAGCACTGAGCCTAGAATCCACACGCCTTTATTAACTGGGCCATCTAAATCACAAGAAGTAGCGGATCTAGCCGACAAAATAGGCCTACCGCTCATTCCCTGGCAACGCTGGGTATTAGATGACTTACTAGCTGTAGATGATGAAGGAAATTTTAAGAAGAAGTTAGGAATTGCGCTGATTTCGAGACAAAATGGCAAGACTCATTTAGCTCGTATGTTAATCCTGGCTCATTTATTTTTATGGAATACTAAAAACGTATTAGGCATGTCTTCTAATAGAAACATGGCATTAGATACCTTTAGACAAGTCGCATACATGATAGAAGACAATCAATTTTTGAAAGACCAGGTAAAACAGATCCGCTTGGCTAACGGTCAAGAATCAATAACATTACTTAATGGCAATCGTTATGAAATTGCTGCAGCGACTCGCGACGCACCGCGCGGAAAGAGCGCTGGATTTTTATATCTAGATGAATTACGTGAATGGACACCAGAGGCATTTACAGCTGCATTACCAGTAACACGTGCAAGACCTAACGCCATGACATTTATTACCAGTAACGCAGGTGATGGATTTAGCACAGTATTAAACGATCTTAGAGAAAGAGCTTTGTCTTTCCCACCAGAAACTTTAGGTTATTATGAATGGTCAGCACCACAGCACTGCAAGATACATGATCGCAAAGCCTGGGTCATGGCTAATCCAGCATTAGGATATTTAATAACAGAAGAGACTTTAGAAGAATCTGTAGCAACCAATAGCATTGAAGCCACAAGAACAGAGATGCTTTGTCAGTGGATAGATAGTGCGGTTAGCCCCTGGGTATTTGGCAGTATAGAAGCATGCAGTGACAGCACATTAGAAATCCCTGTCGGTCCTATGACTATAATGGCCTTTGATATTGCACCCACACGCAGATCAGGTGCGTTAATAATGGGTCAAATGAAAAACGACAAAATAGCGGTAGGACTTGCGCAGCTGTGGCATAGTGATATTGCTATAGATGAAGTCAAGATGGCAAGTGACATAAATGAGTGGGCTCGTAAATACCATCCACACATAATTTGTTTTGACAAGTACGCCACACAGTCAATAGCCACACGTTTAGAGCAAAGCGGATGGCGCATGCAAGATGTATCTGGTCAAGCGTTTTACCAGGCGTGTTCAGACTTATCAGATGCTATGGCTAACGGCAGGATGGTGCATAGTGGTCAGGCATATTTAGTGCAACACCTAAATAATTGTGCTGCTAAGACTAGCGATGCTGGATGGCGCATTATTAGACGTAAATCCGCAGGCGATGTGACAGCTGCAATATCTTTGGCTATGGTCGTAAGCCAGTTGACACGTCCGCAACAAACCGCGCAAATCTTTGTCTAACTTGCACCATAAGTCCTATTTATGGTATAAAGTATACATATGGGTCTATTGTCTGCTTTGGGTATAACCAATAAAAAAGAAACCGTACAAGCGCAATACGCCCCTGCCGTTATGGGCGATAGCATTATTGGATTTGGATATAACACGTTTGGTGCAGGTCCTATGGATCGCACACTTGCAACACAAGTACCAGCTGTTAACAGATGCGCTAATTTAATTAAAGGTGTTATAGGATATTTACCATTAGAGCTGTATAAAAAATCTACAGGCGAAGAATTAGCGAAGCCACTCTGGTGCGAGCAGCCAGATATCCGACAGCCACGATCCGTCACTATCTCGTGGACTGTTGATAGCCTTATTTTCTACGGCCAGGCTTTTTGGCGTATTACAGAAGTGTATGCAGATGATTTACGACCATCAAGATTTGAGTGGATTGCTAACACGCGAGTAGTTGCACAATTAAACGCATTAGGCACAGAAGTTTTATATTACACAGTAGATGGACAAAAAGTGCCGATGGTTGGCGTTGGCTCACTTGTTACATTTCAAGGATTAACACAAGGCGTATTACAAACTGCAGGACGCACAATACAAAGCGCATTAGATTTAGAAAAAGCCGCGGCTGTAGCAGCACAAACACCTATGGCAACAGGATTCCTAAAAAACACTGGTGCAGATATGCCAGAGTCGCAAGTTCAAGGATTATTAGCAGCTTGGAAGGCAGCACGTCAATCAAGATCTACTGCATATTTAACTAGCACATTATCTTATGAGACTGTCGGATTTAGTCCTAAAGACATGATGTATAACGAAGCATCACAATACTTAGCCACACAAATTGCACGTGCTATGAACGTACCTGCATATTACATATCTGCGGACATGAATAACAGCATGACTTATCAGAATATTATTGATGGACGCAAAGAGTTCGTAGCTTATTCACTACAGCCTTATATCTGTGCTATAGAAGACAGACTTAGCATGAACGATATAACCGCTAATGGCCACACTGTGCGTTTTAATATTTCAGAAACATTTTTAAGATCAGACGATAAGGCAAGATTAGAGACAATAGAAAAAATGCTAGCACTTGGACTTATTGATATAAATGATGCAAAAGAAATGGAAGACCTAACACCTAAAGGAAATGAGAGTGGCGATGTTACTTACGTTCAGTAGCCAAATTGAAAGCGCAGACGGCGAGCGCAGAGTTATCTCTGGCAAAATTGTGCCCTACGAAAAAGTGGGATTCACATCAGCTGGACCAGTTGTATTCGCTAAAGATTCTATTGATATTGGCGATCCTGGAAAAATAAAAATGCTTATGCAACATAAAAATGATAAACCGATTGGGCGCATGCAGAAGTTCAATATGGCAGAGGATGGAATTTACGCTTCATTCAAAATATCCGCATCAATGCAAGGATCAGATGCGTTAATGCTTGCATCAGAGCAATTAATAGATGGCCTATCTGTAGGCGTAGAAGTAACTGCATCAAAACAAACTAAAGACTATATTTATGTAACTAAAGCTACTTTGAAAGAAGTTAGCCTGGTCGAATCTGCCGCTTTTGGCGAAGATGCGAAAGTAACTAAAGTTGCCGCTAGCGAAGGCGAAGCGGATGCAACAAATCAACCAACTACGGAAAGTGAGGCACAAGTGGAAAACACCACAGAGCCAACAACAGCACCAGTGGTCGAGACCGCCCCAGTAGAAGCCGCACGTCCAACGATTAGTGCATCCTTCTATACAGAGCCACGCTCACCAATTAAAACACAAGCCCACATGCTAGAACACAGCATTAAAGCAAAATTAGGTAATCACGAATCAGCACAGTGGGTAATGAAGGCAGAAGCCGATGTTGCAAAATACATCACAGCTGCAGATGATTCATTTACTACTAACCCAGCATTTTCACCAACACAATTCGTACCTACAGTAGTAGATACACTTATTGGATCACGCCCAGCAGTGGATGCAATCGGTTCACGGGCCTTGCCTGCCGCTGGCATGACAATTTCAGTACCTAAGATCACTACATCAGGTACAGTTGCAGAGACTGCAGAAGCAGGCGCACCATCTGAGACAGGAATTGTTTCAAGTTATGTAAATTTAACTGTCAAAAAGTTCAGTGGTTTACAACGCTACAGTTTAGAAATTCTAGAGCGCAGCTCACCAGAGTTTTTTGCAGCCATGTTAGACAACATGACACGTGCCTACAATAAGGCAACAGATTCTTATGTAATTGCACAATTAACCGCAGGTGGAACACTTGCAACATCTGTAGCAACAACCTCAGCAGGAATTATTTCCTACGTATCAACAGAAGCACCAGCTGCATACCTTGCAACAGGTGAGTTAGCAACTAAGTACATCGCTGGTACATCACAGTGGTCACTACTATTAGGCGCAACCGATTCAACAGGTCGCCCAATTTACAATGCTGCTAATCCGCAAAATAATGGTGGATCTTCTGTTCCAACATCACTACGTGGTAACGTATTAGGTCTAGATCTATTTGTAGATCCAAACGCAGTATCAACCACTATTGATGATTCAGCATTTATTGTTGTACCATCTGCAGTATCAATTTACGAGTCTCCAATTTTGAGACTTTCTACCAATATTCCAACATCTGGAGAAATTGAGACATCACTTTATGGTTACATGGCCTGTGGTGTTTTGGTTGCTGGTGGAGTTCGTCGTTTCAACATGACAGCGTAATAACAGCAATACTTTAATAATCCCTAGGGTTTAGTAGCCCTAGCCCTAGGGAGCTTTTTAGGAAAGGAATCCATGGCAGCCACAATGGTCACGCAAGCCGAGTTAAGAAGTAATTTAGGTATCGGCAGTTTATACAGTGATGCAACTGTGGAAGAGTGCTGCCAATCGGCAGAGGATTTAATTTCTGGTTATCTTTGGCATAATGATGCCCCAGTAATCGGTTCATCAATTAGCAATAACGTAGCGACTCTAGTATTAGCAAATCCAGGTATATTTGTAACTGGTCAATCAATAACAGTAAGTAATTGTGGTGCAACCTATAATGGCACATACACATTAACAGGATCATTTCCTGGTACTACAGTGCCAGCATCTATTGGCACAGCATTTTGGAGTACATACGCATTTAGTTCATACCCTAACGGTTATAGCATTATTCAATACGCAAAGACAGCTGCAGACGATAACTTCCATTTTATTAAACCATACGGCCGAGCCCTTGGCCCAGAGCATAAAGCACAGGCTTACACTGCGACCCCTGCTATAAGAGAAGCTGCGATGATCGTAGCTGTAGATATATGGCAAGCCAGACAAGTTAGCCAAACTGGTGGGGTAGGCATGGATGGGATCGCTGCGTCGCCCTATCGCATGGGTTATCAGCTAATAAATCGAGTGCGTGGTCTCATCCAGCCATATAGTAGTCCTAACTCACTGGTCGGCTAATGCCAGCTGCAATTACCACACTACGCAGCACGCTAGCAACAGATTTAACTAATGCAGGCGTATGGTCTGTGTTTAGTTTTCCACCAGCTACATTATTGGCTAATAGCGTGGTGGTAACACCTAGCGATCCTTATCTTACGCCTAGCAATAACGATCACATAACAGTAAGCCCTATGGCTAATTTTAAGATTTTGATAACTAAACCAGCGTTAGATAATCAAGGCAATCTAGCAGGCATGGAAGATTACATATTGGCAGTAGTAACAAAATTAGCAGCATCAAATCTAGTAATAAACATATCTGCTATCTCAGCACCTAGTATAGTTAGCGCACAAAGCGGTGACCTGTTAGTTAGTGAGATAACAGTCAACACACTAACGAGTTGGAGTTAAAATGTCATACAACGGATTAACAGAAGAAGAATATAACTTTCTGGTCAAAATAGGCCAGATTACTGACGAACCAGCAGCGGTTAAAAAACCAGCGGCTAAGAAAGATGAGGACAACGAATAATGGCAATCTATCTAAGTAATGGCGTTGTTGTCACGCTGAACAGTATCGCTCTAAGCGATCACGTAACAGCCGTAACAATTAACCGCTCATTTGATGAATTAGAAGTAACAGCTATGGGTGACACATCACACAAGTTTGCAAAGGGCTTGGAAGCAAGCACTATTACTCTAGATTTTCTAAACGATACAGCTGCAAGCAACGTCAACGCTACTTTGCAAGCTGCATGGGGTACTACAGTGCCACTAACAATTAAGCAGACTTCTGCTGCAACAAGCGCAACCAATCCGCTTTTTAGCACTACAGTGCTTGTTAACAATACACAAGATGTTAATGGCGCAGTAGGCGACATATCATCACAAAGCATTACATTTACTTGCAATAGCGTTATTGTAGTAACTACATCCTGAGAGGCTGAATAATGGCAAAGCTGAAGATAACAAGGGCTAATGGCGAAGTATCTGAACACAAGATTACGCCAGGTGTCGAGTACGCTTTTGAGTTAAAGTATGGCGCAGGAATTAGTAAAGTCCTACGTGACCACGAGAGGCAAACTGAGATTTATTTCTTAGCGCATGAGTGCTTGCGTAGGGCTAATGTAACTGTACCTATGTTTGGTATTGAGTTTATAGACAGCTTAGAAACTGTCGAGGTGTTAGACGAAGAAAAAAAATAACGCAGCGTGATTCTATTCTTTACACAGTGGCTGCTTTAAGTGTAGAGACTGGGATCGCGCCTAGTGAGTTCATTAACATGGACTCAGAGATGTTAAGGGCTATAGTGCAAGTGCTACAAGATCGCGCAAAGGAGATTAAAAATGCCACTCGTCGTAAACGGCGTTAGAGAGTTTCTAAAAGCGATTGACAATTTAGACGAAGATATGTATAAAAACGTCAGAGCCAGTTTGAAGCAACCAATGATTAAAACAGCTACAAAGGCAAAACAATATATGCCATTTGAGCAAAACGTGTTAAGTGGTTGGTTAAAACAGGCCGAGCCGCAAGAAGGACAGCGCAGGCCATTTCCAGCTTATGATGCAGGTGCTGCTAGGGCAGGCATCAAATATAAACTTGGTCCTAATAAAAAAACAAAAAAAGGTTATAGCGTTTACAATTACGTAAGCAACGAATCAGCCGCTGGTGCTATTTATGAGACTGCAGGACGCAAAACCACTGGCGCACAAGGTGCGTCATTAAATCCTAATGCTGGCATACAGTTTATAGCCGCATTACCAAAAGTTGAAGATGCAACTATGTCAGGCGCAGTAGGTCGCAGAGGACGCAAAAATAAAGGTCGAGCCATTTACAAAGCCTGGAAAGAAGAGCAGGGCGATGCGTACAAAAACATAGAAAAAGCAATTAACGAAGCAATATTTCAATATTACAAAAAGTTACCATTAGAACAAAAAGGTCAAGTATTAGGCTTTTACAAAGAGCGATCAGCTCGCGGATTTAAGGGCGTGTAATTATGCCAACCTTAGTAGTATCCGCACTTAGTACCTTTGACAATAAAGGCTTAAAAAAAGGCAAAAAAGAAGTAACTGCATTTGATAAACAAATAAAAAAACTAGGCAAAACATTTGCAGCTATAGGTGTTGGTGCGTTTGCCAAATCCGCAGTCAACGCATTTATAGAGTCAGAAAAGGCAGCGGCTAAATTACGCACGACAGTTAAAAACTTAGGCTTAGAGTTTGAGCAGCCAGGCATAGAAGATTACCTAAAGAAATTATCGCTGCAATTTGGCATCGTTGACGAAAGCTTAATTCCAGGCTTCCAGCGTTTACTAATTGTGACTAAAGATGTTGCTAAAGCACAGAGTTTATTTGAGACCGCATTAAACGTATCAGCAGGCACTGGCAAAGATTTAACAGCTGTATCTACTAGCTTATCTAAAGCATATTTAGGCGATAATGCAGCATTGGGCAGGTTAGGCGTAGGACTAAGCAAGGCACAATTAAAGTCAGCATCATTCCTAGAAGTACAGCGCACACTTAACGTTAATTTTGCAGGTCAAGCCGCAGCAGCTGTGGAAGGATATGCAGGCAGCATGGCTAAATTAACTGTAGCCGTAGATGAGTCTAAAGAAGCAATAGGCAAAGGTTTACTAGATGCGCTTGCGGCATTATCCAACAGTAACGATATAGATACATTTACTGCCAAAATGGTCAGAGCAGCTGAAAAGATAGGCAACGCATTTGCAACTATTGGCGATGTGTTAGGACTATTAAACCCTAATGCAGCAGTCAAAGTAGATGGCAAGTTTATGCGCAAATCAGATGTCAACGCACCTAGATTATCACCTGCTAAATCTAGAGCTGATCTTATTGCAAGCATGCAAGTAACTAAAGCACGTAAAGAAGAATTTAATATAATCACAAAGAAAAATGCTTTAGAAAATAAAAACGTAGAAGAATTGAAAAAGAAGTTCGACCTAGAGCGCATAGGAATAAACGCAGCCCTAAACGCTGCAACCGATGAAGAAACTAAATTACGCCTAAGAGCACAATTAGCCATTATAGATAATAACGAGGCTTTAGCTAAGAAATATTTGGCCGAGTTAGAAGCGGCAGACGCATTAAAAAAATTAGCAGAGCAAGCCGCAGCAGCAGGTAAAAGTCTCACAGAATTTGCTTTAGTGCAGGTTAGATCGTTGATAAACAGAATAAATGCACAAATAGAGTTAATTAATGCACAATTTGGCATACCTTCTGCAGCACCTAAAGTCAGCGCACCAGGCTTACCATCGCAACCTGCTAGTTATTTTGAAGATTTAGCCACGCAATTAGTAGGCACTTCTGCTTATGCTGGTATGAGCGTATCGCAAATAGCAACAGAAAGAGCTAGGGAGTCAGGCAACAGATCACTAGACGTAAATCTAGTTATCAACGCACCTTCTGGCGATAGATTTGCTCAACTTATGGCAGAAAGCATACAGGTAGCAAATCGCAGTGGATATAGCACTACAGGCGCAGGCCAATTACCATAATGCCAATACCTGTAGTAAACGCTGTAATTAACTTTAGCACTGGCCCTAGCTTTGCACAGGCGATGATATTAGATACAGGCATATTAGACACAAACGTATTAGCAGACTCAGCATCTGTAATTGTAGATGTGTCAAATCAAATTAACCGCATAGAAACTAACAGGGGTCGTACTGCATTATCAGATCAATTCCAGACAGGGTCACTTGCATTACGTATAGTAGATCAAAATGGCGATTTTAACCCACAGAATGTTACAGGGCCTTATTACAATTTATTAACACCTATGAAAAAGGTGCAGATTACTGCAACCTACTCATCGGTAACTTACCCTATATTTAGCGGTTTTATTACAAGCTACGTTACCACATACCCAGATGAGTCTGGCGAAGATGTTGCGATAACTACAATACAAGCTGTAGATGCTTTTAGATTAGCGCAGGTAGCACAGATAAGCACTGTTACAGGTGCTAGTGCTGGCGAATTATCAGGCGCACGTGTTAACAAGATATTAGATGAAATTGACTGGCCTGCAACAATGCGCGATGTAGATGCTGGGCTTACAACAATGCAGGCAGACCCAGGCACGAACCGCACAGCATTACAAGCTTTAACTACTGTTGCTACTTCTGAGTATGGCGCACTATATGTAGATGCGTCTGGCTCGTTTGTGTTTCAAGATAGAAATGTCACAGCTGGATCTATTGGTGGTACACTTACAGTTTTTGCAGACAATGGCACAGGCATAGATTATTTTGATGCTGCATGGATTCTCAACGATACGCTTATATTCAATAAAGCCACAATTACTAGAGCAGGTGGCAGCGCACAGGTAGCGTCTAATCAGGACAGCATAGATAAATACTTCTTACACAGCTACTTCTTAGACAACCTACTCATGCAAACCGATGCCGTAGCCCTAGATTATGCACAGGCTTATGTGGCCAGTAGAGCTGAGACCAGCATCCGAGTAGATTCTATAGTCCTTGATTTATACACTAACAATTACAATGCAGGCATACTGGCAGCTCTAGGCCTAGATTTTTTTGACCCTATAGATGTGATTACTACACAGCCAGGTGGGTCAACGCTAGAAAAAACATTACAGATATTTGGCGTACGCATGAACATTACGCCGAACAGTTGGAAAACCACGTTCACGACATTAGAGCCAGTCATAGACGCATTTATCCTAAATGATACGATTTATGGCACTTTAGACTATAATGTCCTAAGTTACTAGGGAGTATAAATGGCAGCAGGATTAGGGTTTAAGGATTTTACTACAGGCGAGGTGTTAACTGCAGCCGATGTAGATGGCTATTTAATGCAGGGCGTGTTGGTATTTGCAAGTTCAGCTGCGCGAGATGCTGCAATTACATCACCACAAGAAGGCCAATTTGCATTCCTAAAAGATACAAATACAACCATGTATTACACAGGATCAGCGTGGACTAATTTAGATACTACAGGTTTAGTAAATCCTATGACTACTACTGGCGATATGATTTACTCATCACCAGGATCAACACCAGTAAGACTTGCTATTGGTAGTGCTGGACAAGTCCTTACAGTTGCATCTGGTATTCCAAGTTGGGCTACAGCTGCAGGCGGCTCTCCTACTTATGCAGTTTTTAGAGATGAAAAAACAAGTGGTACAGCAGGTGGCACTTTTACTTCAGGCGCACAAAGAACTAGAGATATAAACGCTACACAGAGCAATAATATTACTGGTGCGTCTATTGCGACTAATCAAATTACTTTAGCCGCAGGTACATATTATGTTGAAATTAGCGCACCTGCATTTGCGGTGGCAACTCATCAAGCAAGATTGCAAAATATAACTGATGCTACAACTGCAATTTTAGGTCAAATTTCATATACAGATAGTACTAATAGCGTTGTAACTCACGCACTTGTAACTGGTGTATTTACAATAGCAGCAAGTAAAACATTTGAGGTACAACATATTTGCGCTACAACGAAAGCGTCTAACGGCTTTGGTGTACCTGGTGCTTTTAGTACAGAAGTTTACACAAATATTTCTATAGCAAAGATTGGTTAATATAATGGATATAGCATTAGGAATTGAAGCCTTATTACCAGCCGCAGAATACTTTGGTAGCACTACCGCAAACACTAAAGCGTGTTTTGATGATTTAGATTGGCAAGATGCAAGACCTAAGCCAACTTGGAAACAAGTACAAGATGCTTATGATGCGTTGCCTGAATCAATTAAAAACCCTGAGATTGCACAAGCCGAAGCCGAAGCAAGAGCACAGGCTAAGGCTGCTTTATTAGAACGCTTGGGAATTACGCAAGACGAAGCAAACCTGCTTCTATCTTAGGCACAATCCCCCAAGATAATTCATGAAACCCTGGTTATGTGCAGCTGGTACACAATTAAGAAATCAAATTGATACCTGGTACGCGGATCGCCGCACTACCTCTGATGGGTGGCTGGGTGATGCTCGTCATACCGCCAGAAAATCGGATCATAATCCAGACGCAGATGGGTGTGTACGAGCCATTGATGTGGATTCTCGCTTGGATACATCCGAAGGGATCTCAATATATTTGGCTGACCAGATCAGAATATGTGGCAAAGCCGATAAACGCATATCTTACGTAATACATAATGGCATGATCGCTAGTAAAATACTCAATTTTAAGTGGCGTAAATACAAGGGTTTTAATAAACACATCAAGCACATACATATCAGCTTTACAGAGTTAGGCGACAAAGACAGCAAGCCGTTCGATATACCACTACTAGGGGGCAAACTATGAAAATAACCAAGAAACAAAAAGCAATACTAAAATCCTACGCACGTGGCGTATTAGTGTCATTTTTGACATTTTTAGCTAGTAATGAATTAGGTTTAGATCCAGCGGTGTCTGTAATTGTTGCCGCACTTGCAGGACCAGCAGCTAGGGCTTTAGACAAATCCGACAATGCTTATGGCATCGGTGCAAATGAAGCATGAGCCCTGCAGAGTGGGCTGGTTTTGGGGCTGGCGTATGCGCTGTATTAACAAGTTTATTAGTGGGTCTGCGCTTTCTTATTAAAGGCTGGCTTAACGAATTACGTCCTAATGGTGGATCTAGCATGAAAGATCAATTAACAAGATTAGAAGCGCGTGTTGATGAGCTGTTTTCTTTAATGACTAAGAGACAATAAACACATGGCAGATACAAGGCGCAGACGTAAGAAATACGCTAAACGCAGAGTGCGTAAATCACCTGAACCATTAACTAAATTAGATCAGCATTATATTGCCATGAACGAAATCTACAAGGCTGCACGTAAGGCTGGATTTACGGAAAGTTGTGCATTGTACTTCGTATCAGATAGAGCAACCATGCCCGACTGGGTAATAGGTGATGGCGGCATCATACCTAGTATTGATCCTACAGAAGAGGATGAAGATTAAGCGTTGGCTAGTAATTTCAGACCTTCAGATTCCTTTTGAACATGAACACGCAGTCAAAAACGTCATTAAATTGGCAAGGCGTGAAAAGTTTGATGAGGTTTTATGTGTTGGGGATGAGATTGACTTCCAAACAATTAGCAAATGGGCCGATGGCACACCTTTGGCTTATAGTCAGACTCTTAACGAGGACAGGGCAGCTTGTCAGGATATTCTTTGGGATCTTACCGAATACAGCGCAAAGGCTAGTGTTATCCGCAGTAATCATACTGATCGCCTTTATAACACTTTATTAAAAGCACCTGGTTTAATCGGTTTACCAGAGCTGCAATATCCTAAGTTTATGGACTTTGCTAGCATGGGCATTGACTATTACAAAACAGCTTATGAGTTTCACCCTGGTTGGGTATTAGCACATGGCGATGAGGGCAACATGAGTCAGCACGCTGGTATCACAGCTCTTAACTTGGCTAAAAAATGGGGTAAATCGGTCATCGCAGGACATAGTCATAGACTGGGCATGAGTGCCTATTCAGAAGCCATAGGAAGCCATTACAGAGCCTTATATGGTGTTGAGGTAGGTAATCTAATGGACAGAAAAAAAGCGTCTTATATCCGCTATGGAAGCGCGAATTGGCAGATGGGCTTTGCTATACTATCAGGCGTAGGAAAGACGCTAACACCCACGTTAGTGCCTATTGACAAGGATGGCTCATTTACAGCTCTAGGGCGGTATTACGGGTAACATCGTTACCTAATCGTTATACAAACTACGCCCAAAATCATCCACAAAGTCGTACACAGGTGCAACACTATGCCTGTACCGCAAAGTATGCGGACAGATTGGGCTACAAATGAAAATACAGATTGATCTGAAAGCAGCTGATTTTGAACAGCTGTGGCTTAACTCTATGGAGTGGTCTAATAACGATTGGCAAAAACAGTCAGATAGATTTGAGCCAGCACCGTTATTTACCTGGCAATATGCTTATTGGTTTGATAATTATGCAGCATTAAAAATGGCAGAAGGTTTTATCAATTCATTAGGCAAAAATTACGCGATACATAGCGATGAAAACACAGGCGATTGGTTAATGCTTACCAATTATGCAAGCCCATGCCACTTACGCAGTAAGTTGGTGAACGCATGATAGAAACAACAGCACCCTGGATAGTGCTTTATAGCATTCTGGGTTATTTTATTGTATGGGGCATTGTCGCAACAATTAAAGACAACGCATTTCAAGCTGGTTATTGGAAAGGCCGTAAAGACGGCTACGACATGCACCGCAGAATCACAGATGGCAAAATTGATGTCAACAACAACTGAAAAGTTATTTGATAATGTCATCAAAACTATTCATGCGCGAGGTGTCAGTTATGGGCATCCAATTAGCAACCACAAAAGGATTGCCGAATTGTGGAGTGCATATCTGGGTTATCCAATTCAACCAAACGAGGTTGCAATTTGTATGGCGCTGGTCAAGATCAGTAGGCAAGCTGAAGATGTTGCGTACGTTGACAATTACGAAGATGCCATCGCCTACCTTGCTATTGCAAAAAGCATTACAGATGCCATGCAAGACGACTCAGATGATTGGAAAGATTGATGGCATTTAATTTACAAGATTATGAAACAGTCGAAAGCCGACTTGAGAAATGGTGGAAGGATTACCCAGATGGAAGAGTGGCAACAAAGATTGAACAGGCCACAGACACTAGATACATTGTTAGTGCTGAATTATATAAAACGGAAGCCGATGCTAAAGCGTGTGCGACTGGACTTGCTAGTGAGAGCATCTCTGATCGCGGTGTTAATTCAACTTCTGCATTGGAAAACTGCGAGACTTCAGCGATCGGCCGTGCGCTTGCAAACGCAGGTTATGCGGCTAAGGGAAAGCGTGCTAGCAGAGAAGAAATGAACAAAGTGGTGCACTTACAAGCTGTGCCACAAACATTTACTGTAGATCGCACAGAGCCGTTGCCATTAAGTAATGAGGAATGGGTTGCAGCTGTGCAGCGCACGCCACCTAAAGCACCACCAGAGTGCTGTGCTAAAGGCATGACTTTACGCACTGGACTTAGTAAAGCTACAAAGAAAGAATATTACGGTTATGTGTGCCTAGATAACATCAAAGAACATGCTGTATGGGCCAAACAAGATGCCACAGGTTCGTGGTTCTTTCCCGAAAAAGGGGGTGAATAGATGGGATTTATTGAAGTAAGAAACGGTTCAGGCTTTACATTACGTATGGAAAATGATAACGAAAGCCTAAACCCTAGTACCGACAGATGCGTATCATGTAATGATGACAGGTTATTACACGATGGGCAGTATTTGGTATGTACTCAGTGTCACTGCAGACAATAAGGAAGGGGATATTATCACATGCACGCGCAATTTAAGTGTAATGGATGCAAGCGTAAGACTGAGTTCCTTTGGCTAGAGCAGCTAGATACGCCCGAAGGATTTAAGGCTTATCAGTGCATGGAGTGTGGCTGTGTTGGTATTAAAAATATAGCTGAGGCTTTGCATATACCAGATAGTGATATAACTAGATGCAACAAGTGTGGTGGCTGGCAATTCCTGGGCAGCGGTTGCCACACCTGTGCTCTAATTACGACACGCTGAGAGGTTAAAAATATTTTATGTGTCCCCAGACGTGCTTTATTGTTCCTACAGTGTCTTATGGTGTCAAAATGCACCAACTTGTCACACGGGTACAAAAACCATGCTGAATAATGGTTTTGGCTGTGCCACAATGTCAAACATGATAGATATACCAAAATGCCGATGTGGTGGTTATAAAAAAGTAACATGGCGACATGGCAAAATGTATATATCTAGTCGGTGTAAATCATGTTCAGTTTGGAAAGCAAAAAAAAGTGCCAACAGTAAGAATTACAAAATGCATAAAAAAGACTATTGTGAAAATTGCGGTTTTATAGCTGTAAATAAGTGTCAATTAGATGTGGACCATATAGATGGTGACGCCAATAATAATGTTGAAATTAATTTGCAGACATTGTGCTCAAATTGTCATAGGCTAAAAACACACACAAATAGAGATTATGTGACCACAGCTGCTGATGAAAACTTATTGGGATCTCACCCAGTATTGTTTGATTTAGAATATTTGGTAACCAATGACTGAATCTGGCTTTGATGAGACTTGGATCGAATTATACGGAATTGTGCCGTTCCGCGACACGCCGTCTGACCTGCGGTTATCTTACAGGATTTGACATGGCATGCTACCCTAAAAAGCGTTCGATCTTAAATCGAAAAGCTGAGCCGCCAACGGCAGGGCTCGGAAGGCGCAGAGTTTGGTCACACCTATGTGTAATTGCATTTACTCTTTGCTTTTCAAAAGATTATTCCGTTGCAACTGAGAATTACAAACCAACACATTACAAGCAATACATACTTATGCAATTAAACGATTTTACAGAAGCGTATTGTTTGGTAGATCTATACACAGCTGAGAGTAGGCTCAATCCTAAAGCACGTAATGGTTCACACTATGGCATACCACAGGGTAGGTCTAAGTATTTAGCTACTGTTACTGGTACTAAGCAGATAGACTGGGGTATTAAATATAATCTAAATAGATATGGATCTATGTGTAAAGCATTAGAGCATTACAAACTTAAAGGATGGCATTGAGTAATAAAGCAATAGGCAGTGGTAAGTGGAAAAAGCTACGCATTACCATACTTGATCGTGATGGTTGGCAGTGTGTGGTGTGCAACAAACCAGCGCATACTGTGGATCATATTGTGCCACGTGTAAAGGGTGGCGATATGTGGGCACCTGATAACTTGCAATCTATGTGTAAGTCGTGTAACAGCTCTAAAGGTGGCCGTTTTTTTAGCCACAAGGCGACCCCCCCTGTCTTTTCAGACTGTTTATCCCCGAGGACAGCCGAACAGGCC